TACCGTATGTTTTTGCTATGTGATATAATGATTGTCTTTGTTGTGCAAAATCCAACATTGTTTCTTGCCAAACTCTATCAATATGAAAATGTAAGTTATCTGCAATAGCGGCGTTCAAATCTAATAAAACTGAATATATTGAGGCGTCATTAGTATTTTTTACTAAGTCGGGATAATATTGAGTTGTTAAATTAACTAACTCTTGTCTTAATCCTGCAAAATCTCTTGTTGCGTATGATATTTTTTTACTCATTATATATTAAGTATTATGAAATCCGAAGATGTAAATGCTCCGTTATTAACTGTATATTCTATTTTTACTTTTGCGGTATACGGTCTTGTTGAATAATCAGAAACTCTGAAAAGTCTTGAATCTTCATCTTCCGCAAAACCCGGTGTTTCGTTAGGGTCATCTTCAGCTGACATCACATCTATTGATGTAATATCTAAATTTGGTATATAATTTTTTACAGCTTCTCTAATTTCACTTTCTATTAATCCAAAAGTGACCATATCATTTTGGTCGAAAATATATTGATACAACCTTGTACCAAAATCAGGTAGAAAGTATCTTGTCCCTTTTCTTGTAACAAGAAGGTGTATTAGATTTGCTCTAATTTCTTTATCAGGAAAACCTGTCATTCTAACAAATTTACCCTCTAAACTATCTCTAAATGGAAAATCTATACCGTATGTTATCGCCATATCAAATAAATATAAACAATAACAAAATGGTTATGTACCCTCTTTAACTTTTGTGTTTCCCTTTAAAACATGAGGTGGGTCAAATGGACAATTCACACAACCATTAGAACAACAATATCCCCTCTTTAATAAAAAGAGAGAAGTCAGAACCATAAGTCCCGACTTCTCATCTATATAGTAATCTTCACCCTCTACTAATTTCATTTTAGATTTTAGTAATCTCACATGAACCACCACTACAAGCTTGTGCGGCATAATCACTAACATCCTTGTATTGTGGTTTATCTAATATTTCACCAAAATTCACCTCTTTAAATTGTCTTGTAATTGTTTCCCATTTATGGAATAAATGAACGTCTTTCAAACAATAAATCATTTTCATTAAATCATTTTTGAAATAATTTTTAGCGAATTTTTTTGCTCTTGATATCCAATATTTTTTTAACAACACTTGTTCTCTTGTTCCTGTAACAGGTATTGTATCATCTAATAAAGAATCACAAGCCATCCACAAATTATTATTGAAGTAATGTAAACCATCAATGATTAAACCTGATGCTAAAATTGCTCCTTTACCATATGTTGTAACGAGTTCATCTAAATTCAACACAGATGTAAAAGGTGCTTGGTTGAAGTCTTTATCACCATAATCGGAAATGAAACTAACAGCTGTAAAACTATCTCTATTATCCCAAATGTAATCAACAATCAAATCTTTGTCATCAATAATAACAGTACAAGATGTATTATGATTAACAGGTGAATATGTACACAATTCAGGATTTGTACCGGCATTTACCCAATGTGTTTGTACAAGTTTAATTAGTTCAAGATGTTTAATACCTTTCATGTCTTTCTTGAAAAGTCCTTGTTTAGGATTTTCAACAGGAACAAATACAACATAATCTGATTTAGTTGACGACCATACACTCTCTTCTAATAGGAAAGACATATTTTCTTCCAACCATTTTGCGGTATTACTTTCTTTATTCAATTGCATAATACGGAAATATTTCTCAGAGTGTTCGGGGTGAATACCTGAAGCCGTACCTAATACAACTGATGCATTACCAGAAGGTTTAACACATGTTGTTCTCGCCGCTTGATTTATTTTAATCACATCCGCAACTTCTTTATTTGTATCTTTTACAACTTTAGCACCTTCTTCTAAAAGTTCTGCGTTAAATAATTTTGGATTGTTCATCCAACCTGTAATACTAACACCTAAAAGAGCTTCTCTTTCAAAAATTTTCTTACTAACAGGTCCTAAATAAGGAAAATCAGTGTATCCTGCTTGTAGTGTTCCTAAAATAGACGCGTCTCTACAAGCTCTAAAAAATTTTTCTTTGGTTGTACATTTTTCAGCGTTAATCTCAGTTAAGTTACAACCTTGAATTCCGAATTTATCTTTATTATTTTTTACATAACCTTCTACATCATCATAATGTATTTTAGAAAAATCAACACTGTCCAATACCGGTATTTTTAAAATTTCAAAACAAGGGTTGAACATATCAAACCAACTATTTGCAAATACAAAACCGATATCATTTGCACCGTCGTTAAGTTTTACCAAATAATCAAACTGTTCCTTTTTAACTTCACTTCTTAATAACAATACGGAGTTATTACTTCTACCTCTTTGTGGATTTTCCATTCTCCAATTACCCGTTTTTGCATGAATCATCTCATCATCATTTGGGTCTACAATCATATTCAAAGCCGAACGTCTTACACCACCTGATAGTACCGCATCAGCAGAGTGACAAATAATATCGAAAGCTAAAATTGGTCTAATTTTACTACCTTCTGTTGAAATCCATTTTTCAATTAACGCTTCAATTTTTTCCAAAGACTGTTTAAGACCTTCATGACCTGGTGCCTTAAAACCACCACTTATAAATGCACCCTTTTCTCTTATTAATGAATAATCAAATTTTATTTCATATCCTGCATATTCAGGGAATGGTTGATTATCCGCAAAATAAGATGAAAGTAAAACACCAAGTGAATCTGCCCAACCTTCGATTGAATCTTCAATATAGAAAGTTTTAGTTCCTAATGTTCTTTTATTTAATTTACTTAAATTGTTTACGAAAGGAATTAAAAGACCACCTCCGAAACCACAACCAGAAAGTGCCAAATAAAAAATTTCTTGGAACACTCTGTTACGTGCAATATGACCAGATGTACAGTTAAACATTCTTGTATTATGTTTACTAATTTGATCATATCTATATTGTAAATTTCTTTGAGAAGCCAATACAGCTTGTTCTTTCATACTCTCTACAGCAGATTCTAAATATGGTTCAATTTCTTTACCATATTTTTTATACTTCTTTCTGTGTCCGTCAATTATGTTTTCACAAGCGTCTTCCCATGTTTCATACCTACCTTTGTCTTCTAACCATTTGAAATAATCTGAATGCAATTTTAAGTCACTCAGAAATTTTTTACCTTTCTGCATTTTTGTTCTTTTTTATGTTTGTTTATTATTTTATTAACTGTTTCTTTTCCTGTGCCTTTCTATATACTTCTTGGGCTCTATTTGCTCTTTCTTGAACCTTTTGTTCTTCATACCCAAGTAATGTGTTTTGAGTTTCAGTATCTATGAAAAGAAATTCGTTATTGAATTTACAATTTTGGAATACTACACCGTCTCTACCTATTCTTGACTTTAATAGTGTAAGTGTTGCCAAATTATGTTCTTTCTGTTCTAATGTTTTTGCAATTGAAAGAATCACGTGTGCAATTTGTGCCTTCTTAATTGAACCACCCATTTGGTCTCCTGTTACAACTTCACTTGAAATTGACTCTCTGTTACCTTGTGTTGCGGTCCAAATTGCAATATCAAATTCACCTGTCATTGCCTCTAAACTTCTCATTATTGATCCTTCACCTTTCCACTCCTCACCAAAATTTGTTCTTTCAGGTGATATACAATCTACATAATCAATAATTAGTAAATCTATTTTAAAACCATCAGAAATCATTTTTCTCATTTTAGATTTGATTTCTGAAATTGTAACGTTATCACTTGGTAGTTTTAATAATCTAATACTACCCTTTGAACGTTTTTGTGCGTCTTCAACTTTTTTCATCACCTCTTCTTTGAATTCAGGTTGGTCTTTTGGTGATATTTCTGACCAAATTGTGTAGTGTTTTCTTTTTATATTACCAGGATTATCTTCAAAGAAAATTTGTAAAACATTATAATCTAAATTATACGCGGTATTTGCAAATTTTGTTAACAAAGTTGTTTTACCTGTACCAGTAGGAGCTAAAACAACACCTAATTCTCCTCTACCTAAACCACCTTCTAATAAGTTATCGATACCAACAATTCCAAGTGGAATAGGATGTCTATTATCTTTCTCTAATGCACTTTCCATATCGTGGAAAACATCGGTTCCTTCTTCAGATTGTATACCAACTTGTAGTGCTTTTTGAATTATTTGTTCGATTTTATTGTATTCTTCAAAATTACCATTCTCAATTATTGTTTGGACGGATTTTAATTCTCTCTTCAAGTTTTGTTGTTTACAAAAATTTAGAGCAGTATCTTTTACATATTCATAGTCCATTGATAATTCAGATAAAGTTTTAATAGTATCAACATGTGAAATTGATGTTGTACTATTTCCACCTTCAGCCATAATTTTTTGTTGGATAGTATCGTAGTTTGGTATTTTGTTATAAGCCTTATATAACTCTTTAATATTTTCCATTATGTACTTAAAAGCACTATTATCAAAATACTTACTTTCTAATACGTCAACAATCGTCTCACCATATTTTTTATCTTCAATTATCGCCTTAATTAACGATTGTTGAAATGAAAATCCTAAATAACCAAAATTTTTTTCTTCCATAATAAAATTATATATAAATAAATGTTTTAAAGTTCATATTGTAAATAAGATGTTTCCAATTCCTCAGATGATAAAATGTCAGTCAAATCTGACAAAATTCTCTTAAGTTTTGGACGAATATCCACAGTATACCTAACCTTAGGGTGGTAGTAGTAAGCTGGAAATATTCTTGAAATAAATACATCATCACCTAGCTTGATTTCTAACAAAAATTCTTCTTTTTCGGCAACTTTTGAATCTTCCACAACCTCAGAATTCAAAATAAAATTTTGATTTTCACACAGATAATTGGAACTTTTTATTTTTAAATCTTCCGAAATTTCTTCACAAATTTTTTTTACGTAATAATGTAAGTCCATAGAACGTCTCGACTCCTCGATATGGTCTTTAACATTGAAAAATCTTTGACAAATGATGTGACCTTCTAATGACAATAAAAATTCAAATTTGGTGATTTCTTGTTGATTACTCATAGTTTTTAATTTTAATTAATTTTTTATTTTTTTCTTTTCTTGTAAGACGGAGAAACGGGTTTAAAAAATTTATCCACGCGTCGTCTGATTTTGGTAAAACGCTGAATAAACCATCCTCCATCATCATTTTCATAGTATTTTTATATGAACGACCTTCAGGGTCTAATTCGTCATTGATTAATGAATTTATATTTTCTATTGATTCTTCTGTTAAATAAGGGTTATTCAAACTAACAATACGATTATTTACATCAAAGAACTCCTCACCTAAAACACCGTGTTTGGTTACACCAGTTAATAAATTGGACACAAGTTTATTATTCTTATCTTGTTCAAAGAGTAAGTTACACTTGTCTTTAATTTGTTGAACAGAAAGTGATTCTGTTCTTAGTTCAGGGAAAATTGATAAAAATCTTTTTACTCCCATTCCTCTTATACCTGCAATATTATCTGATGAATCACCACACATCATTTTAACCAACTTTACATTGTCAATCAGAATTTCTTCGTGGTCGTATACAATCGTATCGTTTTGTTTGTATAATTTATGGTGAGAAGGGTTATATAAGTATGTCTTGTCTGAAATAAGTTGTGTTAAATCACCATCTGATGAATAAATTATTTTTGTCTCATCAGGTGAGTTTTGTACATAATAGGCAATACAATCGTCAGTCTCACAAAATTGATATTCACCTTGTCTTACGTAAAGTTCTTCTAAGTATTGTTTTACTCTATTTCTTTGGTGCACATAGGATTGGAACTCTTCTTCTGTTCGAGTTCTTTCTCTCCTATTTTCTTTATAAAATGCGTAGATTTTTTTCCTTGAGAGATGTCCGTCTTCTCCATCCCAAAACACTACTATCTTATCTAACTTATAAGTCTCAAACGCTCTCCTAAGAGTATTGATAAAATGATAAATTGCTCCAAAATGTCTTCCCTTGTAGAAGTAATTTTTAACACCGTAAAAACCAATCGTAAGTAAATTATCCCCATCAACTAATAAAACCGACATTAAACATTTATTACTTATTAATCCTCCTCAGTTACAACTTCAATCTCTTCCGCGTCTGTAACGTTAACGCCTAACATCTTACTAATATAGTCTCCGTGTTCTTTTTTGTAATCTTCGATAGACTTTTTCTCTTCACCTTCATCTTTAGCTCTCATAAAATTGTGAGCTGTAACCAAAATTCTACCATCTTCATAACCTAAACCATTTACGTGGTTTTTCATGATAGATATTTTTGTTCTTGTTGCAATTTTAACTTTTCTCTTATCTTTAGTAATAGAGATTTTAGTAGTTCCTGCACCTTTTTGGTTACCAAATAAGAACACCAAAGTTGAGTTTAACCAAATAGCTTCACCACCTTTCGCTTTGATTTTTGGTTGTCCAAATGGATTATCAGGTAACTCTACCCAAGGTTGGTTAACTATGATTAAACTGTTTGTGTATTTTTTATCTACTCTACGTGAACCTGAAATTCTTTGATTTAAACCCATACCAATTTTATCCGCCAAAACAGACGCATTGTGTTGTTTACCACCTTTACCATCATATGTCATTTTACATGGTACTGAACCCACAGAATCCCATAAGAAAAGAATATCGTGTGGAATTTCACCCTTTTCTTGTGCGTCTAATACTTCGTTAATAAAATCTGTAATTTGCTCGATGTATTCGAAGTCACTATTGAATAAATAAAAATCATCGTCTTTATTAAATCCCATAATCAACGCATGTTCCCAATTCCATTTTTGTTCAGTGATTATAAAAACAGGTAGAATACCTTTCTTTTGAGCATCTACCGCGGCTTTAACCAACGCAGTTGTCTTACCTGTATCACTATGTCCTAAGAACATATTTAGATGACCCATTGCCGGTCCAGGAATTCCTGTTGCATCCAAAAACGCGTCACCCAAATCAAAGAAACGGTCTGGTTTATATTCCGCCTCTTTTGAGAATTTTTTCTTTATTGAACTAAAATCGTTTTTCTTTATTGCCATAAAATAAATTTAAAAAAATGGGGTTTGTGACGTTATCTCCACCCCTTGTTAATTAGAATGGTAAGTCCTCATCAGCCTCATCGTCTTCTTGTGGGTCGACAACTTTGGTTGATGGTTTTTGAGATGTAATCACCTCATCTTGTTGAGAATTAGAAACCCATTTTTTAGTTTCTGAGTCCCAACGAGGAACTTCACCTTTTGCAACCATTTCTAAATAATCCTCTCCCTTTTTAGAATAAACATCTGACCAAGTTAATTCATCTTCAATCCAAGATTTAGATGTTGCAGAATCAGTATGTAATGGACTTGCATCTTCTGGAATTACCGAATTGATTACGGTATATTCTTTACCTGTACCTGACTTTGTCAATGTTAAAAATAAAGTTAAATCTCTACCATTATTAACATCGGTAACATCACCTTTCTTTTGAAAGATTGGGAAAATTTTATCTAAAACACCGTCTTGTTTTGCATTGTGTTTAAATCTCCAAAATTTTGGACCGTCTTGTTCGTGATCACGGTCAATTACTTTTACAATATAAAACTTACGAGAACGATATTGACGAGCCAATTCTCTATCTGATTCTACACCAGTTTGCATTAGACTCTCATAAACTTCGTTCAAAGGACTACGTTTACCCTCTTGTTTTGGGTCGTATAGTTTAGTCCATTTTCCATCTACTTGAACTTCATGGAAATATACCTCTTTAAATGGTGATGAACCATCTGTTGTGGGTAGGATACGAATTCTTCTTTCTTCTCCTTTAGAACCCTTAGGAAGTACAGTTGTGAAATACTTTTTCATTCTGTCTTCTTGTGAAACCTTGTTACTGTTACCGCTTGCGGCGTTTTTGTTTTTTTCGTACTGTGCTAGTACTGCATCAAATGTTGACATAAAATTAAAATTTAAATTAAATAATCATTAATACTAAAATATAAATAAAAAAACCCAGACTATAAAATCTGGGTTGAAAATTTTTTGAAGTTTTTTTATTCAAGAGTGAGAAGGTATTTCAATTTTTGAAACTTACCTAAAATCTCATCACGTATGTTTAATAAATTAGTGTCTTTAGGGTCTAATTGTTCTGTCATTTGAACTAAAGCTTGACATATAGTTTCAACCATTTCTAATGGTTTTAGTTCGTTTAAATTAGCTAATTTTATTGTATTAGTTTCTTCATCTAATATAAAACGACCATACTGACCCATTGCTTCTTCGATAAAATCATCCATTAAACCCTCTAAATCGTCTCTTGTACTAGCAAAAGCGTTATGTCTAGCATAACCCTTTGTTTGCCAATGGAACACTTTTAATTGTGCGTGTATACCTAAAAATAGGTTTACGTTAGAATTTAAATTCATCTTGTTTTATTTCTGGATTGAATGTTGTTCTTATAGTTTCTTGAGGGTAATTTTCAACTTCGTCTTTTGTTAAGACATATTCATTTTTTCCACTTTGTTGCATTTCACCTTGTTTATGTGCAAAAAATTCTTGTGGTTTTTCATTAAATGGATATGAATCTAAAGAACGCATCTCTAATTTCTCTTGTGGAGTTTTCGGTTTAATGTCTTGTATTTTTGTACCTAATTCATCAATTTTAGCAATTAGAGAATCCATTTGACTTAATTTAGATTCTAAATCGTCCAATTTTGTGAAAACAGAATCCATTTGACCCATGACATTACCTTGTTCTTGTTTATTATCTTCAAAATCCTTTTTGATACTTTTAGTCATATTAACTAAATCTGTAATATCAATTTCTTCAGTTGAATCACCTTCAGGTGAATCGACCATAGGTGTGTCAGGACCAGCTGGTACTT